CAAAAGTGTAAAGGCCGTGTATGAAGTGCCGTTGTTCATGATCCCGTTGTAAACACTTGACCATGCGGCAGAAGCGTTTGCAGCGTTGAAGATTGTTGCCTGCGTAACGAAAGGTTGCCTGACTGTGACTGTCATATGGGTTACGCCGTTGCCAGTTGTACCGTTGCCACACGCGCCCATAACAAAACCTGTCGCTGTGGTTGATGCATCGCCAGTAACAGTTGCACTTGTATAGCCAACGTATGTACCTCCGTAGTTATAACTTGAGGTTGTTGAACCAACTCGAAGGAGTAGGTTCGGCTGGTTGGCTGAAACGCTTGAACCTGTAACAGTTATTAGATAATCCTCATAATCTGTTGAGAATGCACTGCTGACAGTCACGCTGGACACGGCTGAACCGATTGATTGTGACTTGACAAAGAACAAGCCGAGACTGTTGACCGCTGATCCTGTCTCATTCATGTCGTCGCTGGTCAGAATCTGACCGGCTGTAAAGATCGGTAGAAATGGGACTGCCATAATTCTCCTTTAAGCGACTACTGTGTCGCCGTAGCTAAGTCTGTTATTGTCAAGAGTACCGAAGATCGCGTCGTCAAGGATGAATGAACGATACAGCTCGGCTGGGGTGAGGTAGAACACATACTCGGTCTTCTCGGGATCTGAGTTGATCTGTAGTCCCTCAATGACGCACTGGTAGGTCGTGTTTGAGGGTGTGCCGGGGATGCGGTAGACGACATCTATGTTCTGACTGATGAAGTCGTTGTACTGGTTGAACAATGTGAGAGTCGAAGGGTTGACTGCGTAATCCATGACATGGATCTCAAAGTAGATCTGATTCACTGACAAGAAGTCGCCCATGAGAGCTGCAAGATATTCGGCGCACGCTTGCGCTTGGCTACTGCTTCCGTCGACCTGTGTCGTCGTCGTTGCCCATGTCCCCCAGAGTGCGACTCCTGCAGCGTTGGTTGCTGTGAATTGTCCAAATGGTCCGTCAACTGTGACGACATTGTTGAACGAATCGCCGAGGGCAGACCTGAAGACTGCGTTCATGGGTAGGACGGTGGCGGATGCTGTACCGCCGAATGACAATGTTGAGACATTTTCGCCGACTTGAGACCTTGCCAATAGTTTGATCGTGTCGCCGTAGTTGATCATGAGGCCGTGTTCGGTCTGCATATTTTGGGCGAGTCGAGCGCCGATGGTGCCGGTGTAATTGTCCGTCACTGCTGCGATACTGTTTCCGTCGTTTGTGAAGCTGATAAGTGGCGTGTATTCCGAAAGTTGAGCAAGACAATTAAAGTCTCCGAGGTCTGCGTTCACGAGTTGCTCACGCGACAACACTCCGAACAGATCTATCGCTGTGATCGTTGCTGTCGCTCCACCTGAGGCGTACTGGAAGCCGTCATCGTATGAAACGCTTTGAGTGTAGAAGAAGCTTCGAGCGTTGTTGTTCGTGCCAACTCCGTCCCTGTACACCTTGATCTCTGATCCAGGAAGAAATGATGCTGCCAAGTTTGTTGAGTTGTCAATAGTCAGCGACAGACTTTGAGGCGAATAGTTCTCCAGCCATCTTTTCTTGCCGTTAAAGAATGACAGCGAATAGACGAACCCGTCAAGGCTGTATCCGTCCACTGTCACTTTCCAGAGGTTCTGATTGCTCATAGTGGCCTTGTGGTCACTGGCACTGGGCCACTCATTCGAACATAGCGTTGGAGAGCTGCGACGACAGCGTTCGGATCTGCTGAAGTGACTGTGATGTTGATCGTGTTCCCTTGTCCCATTTTGCCGAGCTTGTCAAGAGGGATCACTGCTTCAGGGCCAGATTCGCCTATGAGGGCAACGGTTGGCGAACTGACAATTCCTCCCTCGGCTAGTCGAGGCAGTTTCACATTTGGGATCTCGCCGAAGTTGACCCAAGGCCCTGCAGCTTTGTCAATCCCGTCAAGGATGATGTTTAGGCCTTTGATGGCGAAGTTGAGTCCGCCTTCTAGACCTGAGATCACTGCGTTGATTACGCCTTTGAACGCTCCGCCTACCTTGTCAAAGATTGAACCGGCTAGATCTTTGAGTCCGTTAAAGACTGTGATCACCATGTCTTTGAAGAGGACGATCCCTTCCCATGCTTTCTTAAAGGGCCAGAGGATGAGGTCTAGGACTGTTTTGAATGCTGTGCCGATCCATCCGATGAGGTTGCCGAGGAAGCCGATGATCTGATCTTTGAAAGTGACGACTGCGAGAACTGCGAGACCGAATGGCCCTGTGATCACTGCGAGCAACAGGGGCCAGTGATCTACTGCCCAGTCGAAGACAAACTTGATCGCGTCCCAGACTTTCTCGAATGCTGTCCCGATTGCCTCAACTGCTATCCCGAAGATGTCAAACTTCTGCTGGAGAATGATGAGCACTGCAACGATGGCAGCGATAGCGATCGCAATGAGGAAGATTGGGTTCATTCCCATCACAAGATTGAAAACTTTTTGAACTGCTGTGAATGCTTTCGTGACTGCTGTCCAAACTTTCATAGCTGTATTGACTGCAATGATTGCGACAGCGAGTCCGCCAATCACAGCGCCGATCGTGACTATTAGTGTTTTATTCTTTGAGGCCCATGCTGCAAACTCCAAGAGCTTCGGAAGCAGTTTGTTCGCGAGAGGGACGACCGCTTGACCGATGGACTCCTTGAGTTCGCCCATCTGGATCCCAAGGTTCTTCATCTTGCCTTGAGTCGTGTTTGCTGCAGTGTCCGCTTGACCAGAGAAAGTCTCGCTCATTGCTGCGAAGACTTCATCCGCTGATGCGCCGCTCTTGACCAGATCGGCGAGTGCTGGATCTAGTTTCTTCAATGGGCCGAGGTTGCCGTTGAATGCTTTTGAGAGTGCATCGGAGACAGCGCCGAGATCCTTCCCAGTGCCGGCAGAGACATCAAGAGCAAGACCGAGAAGGTCTTGAGCCTTGGTGACATCGCCAGTGCCTCGAATGAGTGAGTCGAGAGCTGGGCGTAGTTCGTCGTCGGCGACAGCTGCAGCGACTGAAGTCTTTGAGATGAAGTCTTCAACTGAGGAGACTTGAGCGTCTGATGCTCCGGTGACATTCTTGAGAGTCGTGCCAAGTTTTTGGGCTGCAGCGTCATCTTCGGCAAACGCTTTGACAGCATCAAAAGCGACAGCGCCGATCGCTGCGATAGCGAGCCCTGCAGGGACTGCAGCCTTGCCGATGGCGAACGCTGCCTTCTCGCCTTTAGTCTCCAGTTTTTTGAAGTCGGCAATCGCTTTATCAATGCCGGCAGGATTCCACTCGCTGATGATTGGGAGGTTGATAGCCATTAGCGCTTCACGATCCTCTTGTTAGTTTGTCCCATGACTTCTTGAACGATCATGTCAACTCGCCGAGTGATCTCGTCCAGATAGTCGTCAGAGCGCGCCCACATGAAGCGTGAAGGGCTGCGGAGTTTGCTGGTCAGATCGTTAGCGAAATTGGGTCGAGCACGCAGAGGGTTCTTGTTGCGTGTCTGGTTTCGGCCTCGTCCTGCCATGTCGGTCATAGAGAGAGCTGCACCTTTAGCGGTGATCTTCACTGTTCCGATGGACTCGTACTGTGCTCCTGCGCTGAGGTTGCGTTTGCGAGCCTTGCGCGTGTCCACTTTGACGACGACATTCTTTGACTCGTTCTTCCATGCTGTGCGCCCGTTGTGCTTTTGTCCTGTCAACGGTGGCGACGACGGAATCGAGTCCTTAATCGCAGAGACAAGAGGATCCATAGCTCCTTTAATGTCCTTGGTGATCTGCCGACGGAGAGCAGGATCAACCTTCTGGATCTCACGAAGCGCATCTTTGAGTCCTGCGTAGTCAACTCCTACTGATGCAGCCATTAGGTCTTCCGTCTTTGTTCATTGATGATCTGGACGCAAGTCGCCAGATCGTCTGTCTCGAATGTTATGTGCGGAGGCCAGAACCCAGTCTCAACTAGCAGAGCTGCTAGTTGTCGCCGGAAGCCTCCTGTGTAGGGACTGCGGTCGCAGTCTCCACGACTTCTAGATCTTCCAATTTCTTGACGAACTCATCGAATGAGATCGGGACTGGATGACCTTGCTGTTTACTGGCCTCGTAGGCCATGAAGGCGAGGTCTTCCATCCCGATCCCGTTCGCAAGATCTGATGCTCGTCGCTTGAA